AACAGAAGGTGGCGATGGCGGTGGCGGTTTAACACTCGCATACAGTGGAAGTTCAGTCGCATACGCTGGAGGCGGCGGTGGTGGAAGTCGTGATGGAGGAGCTGGTGGTACTGGTGCTAGTGGCGGTGGTAATGGTGGTGTAGATAATTCAACCGTATCCACAGCAGGAGCCGCAAATAGAGGCGGTGGAGGCGGCGGCGGTGGTCGTAACGGCGGTACACCATTTGTTGGTGCTAACGGTGGCTCTGGTGTCGTTGTTATAAGATACTTAACGTAAGGAGATTTATTATGGCACATTTTGCAAAAGTACTTAATGGAACAGTAACAAATATTATAGTAGCAGAACAAGAGTTTATGGATACTTTTATTGATGACTCTCCAGGCGAATGGATTCAAACTTCATACAATACAAAAGAAGGTGTACATTTAAATGGTGGTACACCATTAAGAAAAAATTACGCCATAATTGGTGGCACATATGATTCAACTAGAGATGCATTTATTCCTCCAAAACCATATCCAAGTTGGACTTTAAATGAAGACAAATGTATTTGGGTATCACCTAAAACATATCCAACTGACGGAAAGTATTATGATTGGGATGAAGAGAACCAAGAATGGAAAGAAGAAGAGTAATAACTTCTAAAAACTAAAAACATCTAACACACAATCCTTATAAATAGAAGAAGAAGGAGACTGTGTTCGATGGCAACAATTTCTAATATATTCATAGATCAAGACGCTGACTTTACTACTACAGTAACAGTCAACGATTCTAGTGGTGATGCTTTGGACTTAGCTGGTTATACTGCACTAACAATGATTCGTAAAACTTACCAATCAGCAACAGCAGTTACATTTACCTCAACATTTGCTAATCCACGAACATCAGGACAAATCACAATTTCACTAACAGATGTACAAACTGCCGCTCTTGATGACGGAAGGTATGTTTATGATATGGTCATAACAGATTCCTTAGGCGTCAAAACTAGAGTGGTTGAGGGTATTGCAACTGTTAATCCAAGCGTATCAAGGTAGGAAAATATGTCTATTCAAGCAAAAGTAAATACTCCTAGAAATGTTGTAGGTTCGGTATCACAAGGAAACCAACCTCAAGTAACTCGTGTAAACGTAGCTCTAAATAGTGTTTCTGCTGCAAATGATGTAGATGTTAGTTCGTTCCCTCTTACTGATGGAGCACTACTACAATGGAATGATACCACAAAAAAGTGGACGGCGAGGAATGAACTTGGAACAACTGGCGGCACTCTAAAGTTGAGTGGTGGAAGTTTTTAAAACAAATAGGAAGAAAACAAAATGGCATTAACATTACAAATTAAAAGGTCATCTGGTTCTACCGCACCATCATCTCTGCAAGATGGTGAAATGGCCTACACCCACGGCAATGAAAAACTTTTCATTGGTGACGGTTCTACCGTTAAACTTATTGGTGGTAAATCTTTTAATGACTTGATCGATCATACAGCTGGTACATTGACTGCTAGTTCTACAATTATTGTTGACGCAAACAAAGCTGTTGATGATTTGATTGTAGGTAACAACGGTTCAACTGGTGGATCAATTAAAATTAAAGAGGGTACTTCAAACGGAGTACATCACATCCAACTAAAAGCACCAAACGCTTTAGGAGCAAACTTAGAACTTGAGTTGCCTGGATCAGACGGTTCATCTGGACAATTCTTGTCAACAAACGGTTCTGGTACATTAGCATTCGCAGATGTTCCATCTGGTTCATTTACATTGGCCGCTGATAGTGGTACTAACGATGTTTTTACAACAGGACAGGTTTTGACATTTGAAGGTGGAACTGGACTTTCTTCAGTTGTATCAAATAACAAAATTACATTTAGTCTTGACTCGATTGCAAACTCATCTCTTGCAAATAATACAGTTTCTTATGGTGGGGTATCTCTTGCACTTGGTGCTACGGATGCAACTCCAGCCTTTGATTTGAGTGATGCAACAAACTATCCAACATCATCTCTTGCTGGAACAATTACAAATGCACAACTTGCTGGTTCAATCGCAAATGCAAAACTTGCTAACGATGGAATTACAATCGGTTCTGATGATACATCACTTGGTGATACAATCACAGACTTGAATGGATTGACTTCTGTAGATGTTGATAACCTTACACTTGATGCAAACACAATCTCAACAACTAACTCAAATGGAAACTTAGTTCTTGCACCAAACGGTACAGGTGCAGTTAATGTTCCTTCTGGTTATGAGGGAAGATCTGGATTTGGTGATGATTCACTTGTAAACAAATCATATGTTGATGCAGTTGCAAATGGACTTGATGTTAAAGCATCTGTTAAGGTTGCTACTACTGCAAACCTTGCTGCAACATATAACAATGGTAACGGTACACTGACTGCATCTTCTAATGGTGCAATCGCAGTTGATGGTGTAATACTTTCTGCAAACGACAGAGTTCTTGTTAAAGATCAGACAACACAAACACAGAACGGTTTCTATAAAGTTACTGCAACTGGTAGTGGTGGTGCTGCATTTGTACTTACAAGAACACCAGATGCAGATGCAGCCTCTGAATTAACAGGTGGTGCATTTACTTTCGTTGAAGAAGGTACTGCAAACGCAGACAACGGTTATGTTCTAACTACAAACGGAACACCAACTCTTGGTACAACTGCAATTACCTTTGAACAATTCTCTGGTGCTGGACAGATTTCTGCTGGTGCTGGTTTAACTAAAACTGGTAATACAATTGATGTTGTTGGAACTGCTGATAAGATTACAGTTGCTGCAAATGCCGTAACAATCGCATCAACATATGTTGGACAATCATCTATTACAACTCTAGGTACAATCGCAACTGGCGTTTGGAATGGTACTGCAATTGCAGCAACTTCTGGTGGTACAGGATTAACCTCAATTGCAAAAGGTTCTGTACTTGTGGCGAACTCTGCCAATACTTTGTCTGCTCTTGACGGTGGAGGTTCTGATGATGGTATTTTACTATATACAGCATCTTCTGATACACTAGCTTTTGCAGCGAGTATTGACGGCGGAACATTCTAAGTAGTCATGTAGGAGTTGCCTCATGGCTGTGGATTTAAAACTTAAAAGGTCGCACACTCACTCGACTATCCCATCTACTTCAGATTTGATAGAGGGTGAAGTTGCTGTCAACACATATGACAGAAAAATGTATATGCGTGACGGTAGTAACAATGTTGTTACTGTCGCAAACCATTATGCAACCGATTATGAATCTGCAACAAAAGTATTATATGTAACCGTTGCGACTTCTACCACAGATCATCCATATCATGGAACTGGTTCTAGTAACAAGTATAAGATCAATGGTATCTTCTCACCTTATCTTCATCTAATTCCAAAAAATACCTATCGGTTCGATCAGAGTGATTCTTCCAACTCTGGCCACCCTTTGCGTTTTTATCTAGATGCAAGTAAGACTACTGCCTATACTTCGGGCGTGACTACAAGTGGAACTCCAGGCAGTTCTGGTGCATACACTCAAATTATTGTTTCTGACTCAACTCCATCTGTTCTTCATTATCAATGTTCTTCTCATGGAAACATGGGTTGGGCAGTATTTACTAATACAAGAAATCTTACAAATTTTGATACAGATGACCTTTCAGAAGGTTCGTCCAATTTATACTTTACAAATGCACGAGCAGATGCAAGAATTTCTGCGGCCAATACTGATGATTTATCAGAGGGTTCGTCTAACCTTTATCACACGACTGCAAGAGTAAACTCTGCAATTGACAGTAGAGTTACAAATACATTCATAAACAATTTGAGTGGTGTCGTTGCTGACACTGCTACAATACTTGCAACTTCAAGAAATATTCACGGCGTTGCATTTAATGGTTCTGCTGATATTGACTTATCTGAAGTTATTCAAGATACAGTCGGTGCAATGTTTAGTGGTAATACAGAAACAAATATAACTGCAACATATCAAGATAGTGATGGAACAATAGACCTTGTTGTTTCTGCATCTGGTATTGCAAGTTTAGCTGATGATTCTTCACCCCAATTGGGTGGAGACTTGGATGTTAACGGCAACTCAATTGTCTCTGCATCAAATGGTAATATCGCAATCACACCAAATGGTTCTGGTAAAGTAATTATTGACGGATTGTCACATCCTGTCGCAGATGGTAATGCTGGACAAGTTCTAAAAACGGATGGTTCTGGAAACCTTGCATTTGCGTCTGTGGGTTCACTTGCTGGTTCTGGTATTCAAAATGTATCAGATGACAGCTCTCCACAACTTGGAGGTAATTTAGATTTAGTAACACATAGTATTGTAACTACATCCAATAGAAATATTACACTTGCACCAAATGGTAATGGTAAAGTTGTTGTGGGAACAAATGGTATTGCGTTTGCAGACGGTTCAACACAAACAGCTGCTGGTTCAACACAAGGATTTGCAATTGCAATGGGCATTGCACTTGGGTAGTATAAATACTATAAAAGGATAATTTAAATGGCAAAACCTACATCAAGAACAGAATTTAAGGAATACTGCCTTAGAAGTCTAGGTAAGCCTGTAATCGAAATAAATGTCGATCCAGATCAGGTACAGGATAGAATAGATGAGGCATTACAGTATTTCGCTCAATATCATTATGATGGTATTGAAAGAGTATATCTAAAACATCAAATTTCACAAGCAGATATTGATCGTTCAAGAAGTGATACCACTCTTGCAACAGTAACAGATGTTGATGCATCAACTACAGCAGTTTGGAAAGAACAGAAAAACTATATTCCTGTTCCAAGTTCTGTTATGTCTATTGTAAAAGTATTTCCAATGACAGACAAAGCTTCACTTAATATGTTTGATGTTAGATATCAATTAAGACTAAATGACTTATATGATTTCAGTTCTACTTCAGTGATGCATTATGAAATGACAATGCAACATCTAGATTTTCTAGATCACATTCTTATTGGTGAGACTGCAATACGACATAACCAACACCAAAACAGATTGTATATGGATGCTGACTTCCAAACAGATTTTGTAGATGGAGACTTTATCATTATTGAATGTTTTCGTAAATTAGATCCAGACACATTTGCCGATGTTTGGGATGATATATTTTTAAAGAAATACGCAACACAACTCATTAAAAAACAATGGGGTGCAAACCTTTCAAAGTTTCAAGGAATTCAAATGTTGGGTGGAGTTGCACTAAACGGCGAACAGATATATACACAGGCGCAAGAAGAAATAAATCAGTTGGAAGAACAAATTCAACTCGCATATGAACTTCCGCCTATGCATATGATAGGATAGACAATGCCTACTAATGTATATTTTGATACAGGCACAATGCCAGAACAGCATCTCTATGAAGATTTAATCATAGAACAATTGCGTATTTACGGACAGGATGTATATTACATTCCTCGTAAGATGGCTGGCACTGATAGTATTTTTGGAGAAGATATTAGTTCTTCTTTTGAAGATGCATATCTTATTGAAATGTACATAGATAACACTGATGGATATGAGGGTGAAAAAGAACTCATGTCTAAATTTGGTTTAGATATTCAAGACGATGCAACCTTTACAGTTGCAAGAAGAAGATGGGAACAATTTGTTACTGTCGATAATAACCTAATTGAAACATCAAGACCAAATGAAGGTGACTTAATATATTGGGCAAAAGGAAAGAAACTTTTTGAGATTACGTTTGTAGATCACGATGACCCTTTTTATCAGGCTCAAAATCTACCTACATACAAACTCAAGTGTAAAACATTTGAGTATGCTTCAGAAGTTATTGATACTGGTATTGCAGAACTTGATAACATTGAGACAGATAATTCTCTGGATACAATGCAACATCAGATTACACTGGAACAAACAACTGCATTTAATCAGGGTATTAGACTTGAAGGTGCTGGTGAAGGTAGAATATTTGATTCATCTTCTATTGGTTACGATCAACCAGGCGCTGGTAGTTTTGATGCAAGTACACTTACATTTGACAATGCAGGGCCATTCATTATTACTGAGGATGAAACTCTAGATGGTGCTCTTGCAGTAGAAAATTCTGTAGAGGGTGCCGATGCGTCCTATATAGTACTAGAAACTTACGATATTGCAACGATTGATGAGAATTCACAGAATGAGGACTTTGAACTTGCAGATGATAATATATTAGACTTCACTGAATCTAATCCATTCGGTGATGCTGGGATGAAATAAACTATGATTGGACAATATTTTTATAATCAATCCACAAGAAATGTGGTAGTTGCATTTGGTACACTATTTAATCAAATCCAACTTACGAAAAAAGATAATAGTGGTAATGTAATTCAAACCATGAAAGTGCCTCTTGCGTATGGGCCTAAACAGAAGTGGTTATCTAGACTTACAGAAGATCCAAACCTTAATAAAAAGGTGGCAGTCACATTACCAAGAATTGGTTTTGAGATTTCTGGGATGACATACGACTCAACCAGAAAACTTAATAAAGTTATGAAGGTTAAAAAGGTTGCAGATGGAACTGATGCAGAACAAGTTAAATCTGGTTTTATGCCTGTTCCTTACAATATTAATTTTGAATTATATATACTGTCAAAGAATTCTGACGATGCACTTCAAATTGTAGAACAGATTCTTCCATACTTTCAACCAGAGTATACAGTAACAATGAGGGAAGTTCCAGAATTAGAAATAATTCGTGATGTTCCTATTGTGTTAAACAGTATTAATTATGAAGATGATTATGAAGGTGAATTTACAAGTAGAAGGAGTATTATCTACACTTTGTCTTTTACTGCAAAGTACTACTTGTACGGCCCAGTAACGTCTTCAAATGTTATTCGCTCTGTACAAGTTGATCAGTATGCAGACATGCCTGTTAATTCACCTAAGAGAGAACAAAGATATTCAGTTACTCCAACACCAAATTCAGTTGCAGCTACTGACTTTGACCCAGATGATGATAATTTTGGATTTAATGAAACAACAAGTTTCTTTGAAGATGCAAAAGAATATAATCCAGTAACGGGTCAAGATGAATAAATAGTAAAAAGAAATAAGGATAAAAGAAAATGCCAATTAGAAAACCAGTAGCTGGAGTAGGTTTCTTCCAAGGAGAAAGTGGAGCCAGAGGTGATACCACAAATGGTAAAGGTGATATTTTTCGTGTAAATGAATCAGTTCTAAACACTAGTGTGACTATTGCTGCTGGTGAAAATGCATCATGCGCTGGGCCTTTGACTGTATCTACAACTGGAACTGTTAACTTAACTGTTAATGGTGACTTGACAATTGTATAGGAGAGAGACATGGGTTCAACATTAACAGTAGATAATATCTTAGGTGCGACAGCAGCTTCAAGTGTGGTGATACCAAACCATGTTCTTCAGTTTGTATATAATACGCCCGCTTCTGGTCAAACAATGACAAATGTTACATCTCAAACCAGTATAACTCTAAACGCCTCAACTACAAGAGGAACAGCAACTTGTAGTGTTACTAGAAAAGATGCAAACTCTTTCTTTATAGTGAGAATTGGATTCACAGCAGCAAGAGCTTCAACTGCTGGGGAAATGAGATGTGGTTATAGAATTGGTTCTGGTTCTGATGTAGTAGCATATTTTAAAGATGGTACATCTTGGGAAAGATGTGACGGAGAATTTAAAGATACAACAACTGGTTCGGTAGGTGATGTCCTTTCGTTTCAATCAGTTTTGTCAACCACTGGTGGTGCAAATAGTTACGTTCGGCACGTTATGATGAGTGTTATGGAGGTTGCACAATGAGTACTTTATTCGTAAATAATCTAAACACTGCAAGTGGTACAACGATTACAGTTCCTACTGGTAAACAAATAATTGGAACTGACACTAATTCTATCAAAGCGCCTGGAATGGTTATTCAATCTGTACATTCAGATACGTCAACTTGGACTCCAAGAGCTACTACTACATCAACGTCTTATACTTCATCTGGTCATACATTAGCAATTACACCGAAATATAGTAATAGTATACTTCTTCATAGTTATCTTGTTTCAGCACATAACAATACTGCTGGTTCATATTCCTATGTTGTTCTTAATAAGTCTGGTGTTGGAAATTTAATGGATACAGAATCAGCAAATGGTGGTAAGCAAGCTTGGTCATGTCAAGGTATTACTAATATTAAAGATATAGCTGGAACTACAAATGCAATAACGTACACAATGCATTTTAGAGCTGGTTCCACTGGCACATCATATCTTGGTTGGTCTAGTAGTTTTTCTAATCAAAACTCTTGTAGTTGGTCTATAATAGAAATCGCACAGTAAGGAAATAGGACATGGCATCAACATTAAAAGTAAATACAATTCAACATACTGGTGGTACGTCTGCATTGACTATTGATAGTGCTGGAACAATAGACTTTCCTGTTAATACTAATATTACAATATTTGGATTGACTACGCAGACTGCTATTACTTCTACATCATTATCAACTTTAACTGGTTGGACAAAATTTAATAGTCAATCTGTACATGGGTTTAAACCATATGGTTCTACAATCAATGAAAGTAGTGGATATTTTACACCAGTTAAACTTGGTCTTTATAAACTTGAATTAGATTTGCATATCTTTCGTGGCAGTTCGCCTAGTGCAAGGTGGTTTCAAGCTGATTTAGAATTTACTCCAAACGGTGGAAGTGTAATTGCTGGTGACGTTTATGATAACGTACCATATAGTAATAATGATACAACTTATCACCTACTTCATAGACATAAATATTATAACTTTAATCATGCTAATGATAAGGTGCGTGTAAGGGTAGCTGCAAGTAATAATGTTACTATTAAAGCTTCTGGTGCTTCAGACTTTGATTCACAATTAGTGTTTAGGTGGGTTGCACCGCCAGTAGCGTAAAAAAAGAATTATAAATAACAGAAAGAATTTTATTAATTAGGAGAAAATAAAATGGCAACAACAGCTTCAGAAGCATTAAGTGAACTTGGAATTACTGAGTGGGTCTTGCGTGGCGAACCTACAAAGGAAGACGAGTTCAAAGAAATGTTCAGAAAAGTTACTGGTTCAGATTCAAGTGGTTCTGCAATTGAATCTTCTGACCCTTCAGAATGGGGTGTAACTTGGAAACAATTATCAGACAAAATGAAGGCAATGGATGATGCAGCACCTATGAATGAACTTCGTATACAACGAAATGCAAAATTAGCAGAGACAGATTTCTATGCTCTCTCTGATGTAACAATGTCAAGTGATATGGCAGATTATCGTGATGATCTTCGTGATTTGCCTGCATCTGCGAAACCAACTTTAACAGATGGTGTACTTGGTAACGTGACTTGGCCTACAAAACCGTAATTGTATGAAATGTCAAATCAAACTGATATTCTAGATAATGTTCTTGGTATTACAGATGTTGTGGAAACAACTACTAAAAGTGTAACACCACCAAAACCTGTTCTTGTTCCTAAAACAGAAAACAATGAACAGGATATAGATAATGATTATAAATATCAACGAGAGAATTTTTACAATCTGATTGAAAGAGGACAAGATGCAATTGATGGTATTCTAGACCTCGCAAGAGAATCAGAACACCCTAGAAGCTATGAAGTTGCTGGGAATTTAATAAAACAGGTTGCAGACGTAACAGAAAAACTTGGTGATTTACAAGAGAAGATGAAGAAACTAAAAGAAGTTCCTAGTTCTGCACCAAAGAATGTAACGAATGCATTGTTTGTTGGTTCAACAGCTGAACTACAAAAGATGTTAAAAGGAAAAGAATAATGCCACTAACAAGAGCTAATAATGTTGGTGTAGCACTTGAAGGAATTGATGTTCCGACAGGTACAACTGCACAAAGAGAAGGTTCACCAGCACAAGGTGTACTAAGATTTAACACAACCGACACTGCATTTGAAGGTTACAACGGTGGTAATTGGACATCTGTAGGTGGTGGTGCAACTGGTGGTGGTTCTGATGCAGTTTTTTATCTAAATGACCAGACGGTAACTACAGACTTTACAATTGCGGCAAATCAGAATGCTGTAAGTGCAGGCGAGATTACAATCGCTAATGGAATTACAGTTACAATCTCTGGCGAACTTTCGGTGGTATAGATATGAGTAAACTTACAGTCACAACAATAGCTGGTGTAACATCTGGTGCAGATGCAAACAAAGTCAAGATTGAATCTGGACATACTCTTGAATCTGAAAATGTTACAGTTAGTGGCACTACTACATTTCAAAAAAGTATAAGTGTTGGAACTACTGCTAATCTTATTTCAAACGGTGATTTTACTACTAACACTACTGGTTGGACTGCAACTGGTTCAGCTATTGCGATTAGTTCTGGAGCACTTCAACTAACACCCAACAGTGGTGTTAACGGTTTTGCAAACCAACAAGTAGATAATCTTGTTATTGGTAGAAGTTATATTGCATCTGTTGTTGTCACACAAGATGCTGGTGCATTATCTAGATTGTACATAGGTACATCTGCAAACGGAAATCAAACTGTTAATAGTGTAAACTTAGGTACTGGTGCTCATTCTTTTACTTTTGTTGCAACAGCAACTACTCATCACTTTGCACTTGTTGTCGGTGGTGGTACTGGACAAGTTACAAAATTTGATGATGCTAGACTTACTGAAGCAAGTAGAATTATTTTTCCATCGGTAACTGGTATTGCTCCAGAAATAAAACAAGGTACTACAGTTAATGATTTAGCTCTTGCTACTAATCAAGTCAATAGAATAAACATAGATGCAAATGGTCATGTAACCATGCCTACGCAACCAGCATTTTTAGCTAGACTTACTTCTGCTCAAGATAATGTTGCAGTCAATAGTACTTATAATATTGCTTTTAATGCTGAAGTTTTTGACCAAAACTCAGATTATAATACATCTAATTATACGTTTACTGCGCCTGTGACTGGCAAGTATATGATAGGGTGTAATCTCAATTATGCAAATTGGGATAGTGCTTTCAACTACGTCTGGTTTCAATTTAATACTTCTAATGCTCTTTATTATATTGATTTAAAACCTGGCGATGTACTGGCAGATGATGGTTATTTTGGACAAAATGGGTCGTTACTTTGTGATATGGATGCTGGTGACACAGCAACGGTTCAAATTTCACCTAATTCTGGGTCTGCACAGATGGATATTATTACTTCTAATTCATCACAATTTTATGGTTACTTAGTAGCCTAGTCATGCTGAAATAAGCAATCTTAAAGGAGATAAAAATGGCAAATCATACTATAACAATTACACTAACAGATGTACAACAACAAATACTATCTAACGACTTGTATAATGATTCAGACAATGATGGTCTAGATTCATGGGTTCAAGGTGCAATGGATGGTAAAATTAATAACTGTTGGAAACGTATGCAAAATGAATGGACAACAAGGTTAATGAATGATGAATCTTTCAATGACCCAATTCCATCAAACCAAGCAGACTTTGTAAAGCTCGTACTTTCTAGAAGTGATTACAAGAATCGTAAAGCAAGAGATGATGCTAATACGTTATCATAAATAGTTATAACAAGGAACAATTAAATGTCATCCAAGATTAAAGTAGATACAATTGAAAATGTTGCTGGTTCTGGAAACGTAAGTCTGGGGTCTGGACACAATCTTGTGGTGCCTGGCAATATTACTGGACAAGGTACACTTGGTGTTACTGGTGCAACAACTATGAGTGGTGCGTTGACTATTAATACAGCATCAAATGGCCTTCCTTCTATAAGCCTTCAGCACTCAAACTCAGGAGCTGACAACTTTCAATTATTATCAGGAACGCCAGGAGTTGCTAATAGTGGGTTTTCTATTAGAGATATTGATGCGGCTGTCAATAGACTTGTTATAAACTCAGCAGGCAATATCGGAATTGGAACTTCGGCACCTTTACGTCAACTTCATATAAATAACACTAGTGCTAATTCAGAGATTGCATTTACTGCCGCTACTAACGGTGTTTCTTCTATACTTTTTGGTGATGGTTTAACTGGTACAGATGTTTATCGTGGATACGTCCAGTATAACCATACTAATGAGAATATGTTATTTGGTATTGCTGCAACTCAGTTACTTTCAATTAACCATGCTGCAAACACTTTTGGTTTGGATTTTATTACTCATTCCGCTCCTTATGGGATGAGAGTAAGGGCAAATGGTTCTTACAGTCACCAAGAAGGAATATACCTAGCAAACCATGCTAATACTTTAAGATGGAAAGCCAACATGGATGGCTCTTCAAATCAATCAGGAGCAGCTAGTGCAACAGCTTTTAATGCAACTTCAGATTATCGTCTTAAAGAAAATATAGAAGACTTAACGGATGGAATAACAAAAGTTAAACAACTACAGCCTAGAAAGTTTAACTGGATTTCTGATAAAACAAACACATTGGAAGACGGATTTATTGCACACGAAGTTGCAACTGTTGTTCCGTCAGTAGTTAAAGGTTCTAAAGATGGGGTTGTAGTATGGCAAAAGGGTGAAGAGTTACCTGACGGTGTTTCATTAGGTGATAATAAACTAGATGATGATGGTAACACAATTCCAGAATACCAAGGTATAGAGTATGGAAAACTAGTACCATTGCTCACTACTGCACTGCAAGAAGCAATAGCAAAGATAGAAACATTAGAAACTAAAGTAGCGGCACTAGAAGGATAATAATATGTCAAAAGTAAGAGTAGATGAACTTGCAACAAGAACTGGTTCTGGTAATATTACTGTAAGTAATAATATTGCTGGTGCTGGAACAATTAGTGGAACAAACATCGCTGCAAGTGGAACACTTAGTGGTGCAACCCTATCTACAAGTGGAACATTCACATCAACTGGATTAATTACTGCAAGTGCTGGTGTCGCAGTTGGTGGAACTGGTGCAGCTAATACCTTGGATGATTATGAAGAAGGCGCATGGGTGCCGACTATAAAAAATGAGACTGACACTAATTTAAGTGTGGGGTATGTATCAGCATATACGCATGGTAGATATGTAAAACTTGGGCCTGTAGTGCAGTTCCAAATGACAGTTAATTTAAGTTCTGTAAGTGGTGGTAGTAGCAGTCAACATTTAATTTGTAATAATATGCCCTTTGCAGCTAAAACATATCAAACAAACTCTAATGGTGGATGTTTAGTTTGCTATACTTCAAACGTAGGAACAGATATGTATTTAGGTTTGATGCTTGGGGGTTCTGCTAATTTGAGATTTTATAGAGACCATTCTGGAAATACCTTTAAAACAAATGGATTAGCATCAAATACTTGGTTTCAAGCATTTGGTCAATACGAAACAGCATCATAAATAACTTTATACCTCTAGTGGATACTAGGGGCGGACAGAAGGAGAAAAATAATGGCGATTACAAAACGTACAGAACAAGATAAGATTGAAGTAGTCGGCGTGCATAAGCACATTCAGATTAGAACTGCTACTATCATTGAAGAAGACGGTGCAGAAATTTCAAGAAATTACTCACGCCACATTGTATCACCAGACTCAGATTCATCTGCTGAAAGTGCAGATGTAAAAGCGATGGTTGCACAGTTTCATACTGATGCAGTCAAAACTGCTTATGCAAAACATCTAAAGGACT